TCATTGTCTACTGTAGGTGGACTTGCCTTAGCGCCTAAGTATCTGTCGTCAAACTCATCGTAGGTAGTTGCTGCACTGCTTGCAGAAGTTGCTGCAGATGCTGCACTTGTAGCAGCAGCAGTAGCGCTAGTAGATGCAGATGCAGCGGAAGTTGCAGCAGCAGTTGCAGATGCAAGAGCAGATGATGCACTTGTTGCTGCATTAGTTGCGCTGGTAGCAGCAGCACTGGCTGAGTTGCTGGCAGAAGTAGCAGAGGTTGCTGCTGCCGTAGCAGAAGTTGCAGCGTTTGTAGCGCTAGTTGAAGCAGCGCTTGCAGATGCTGCAGCGTTAGTAGCAGAAGTTCCTGCAGCGGTTGCTGATGCAGCAGCAGATGTCGCTGATGTAGCAGCAGCGGTAGCAGATGTTGCAGCACTAGCAGCACTTGTGGCTGCAGCACTTGCTGATGTAGCAGATGCAACTGCAGATGCTGCTGCGCTTGTAGCACTTGTAGCAGCAGCGGTCTGGCTAGCAGCAGCGCTTGTTGCGCTGGTTGCTGCAGCCGTGGCTGATGCTGCTGCTGATGTTGCACTTGTCGCTGCAGCGCTTGCGCTTGTAGCAGAAGCAGATGCTGATGAAGCAGCAGCCGAAGCACTGGCAGCAGCGCTTGTTGCTGATGTGGCAGCACTGGTTGCACTTACTGCAGCAGAGGCTGCGCTAATAGCAGCAGAAGTTGCTGAGCCGAGAATTGAATTTACATACGCATAAGTTGTAGCATCATTATCAGATGTAGGTGTACCTAATCCAGTAATTTTAAATCCACCAGCAGCAAGGTTTGAACCAAGCGTTCCAGATGTAATTGTAGAACTTGTTACAGTTGAACTTGTAATTGTTGCAGCAGTTACAGTACCACCAGTAATAGTTGCAGTTGAAGTCACTGCTCCACTGATAGTAGCGCCAGCAATGATTGGTGTTGTAAGTGTCTTGCGTGTTAGTGTCTGCTCTTTAAGAGTACCAACAATAACACCATCACCTGTAGCAACACCATGAACATGTGTCTGGTTAGCAGCATTAAGGATTGTCTGGTCAATGTCATAACCACGAGCAGCAATGTGATTCTCTGACTCACGGAAGTCGCGACCTGAAACACCATGTCTTACGACAGCACCAGCAGAGTGGGCTACAGCCTGTGTATTGTCAGAGCCACGGTATACGCTAAGGGTTGTACTTGAGCCACCATAAACTGTGACTACTTCTTCCTTAGATGTATCAGGGTCAACAATAAGAGTGTATGGGTAATCAGTTGGGAAACCAGAGATGGAGCCAACGATAAAAGAAGTGTTTGCTTGTCCCTGTGATTGTGCGGGAATTGATGAACCGAGTGCGGTTTCAACTGCTGTTGAGGAGTAGTACCGCGCTGGTGAGCCTGGGTCGCCTGCTGCCATTTGTCTGCCTTATCTCTGGTAGTGGGAACGAAGTGGATGTTGACGGCGCTGGTTGTCCGCTACTTCATTTAAACGCTGTTGGTAAATGTTGTATAGGAATCTGGAAGCGTTCTGTCCAGAACCTACTGGTGTTACGCCATCAAAAATATCTGCTGCTGCAGATTGTGGACCAAGGCGTGATGGGTCTAAGAATGAAACCATACGGAAGGCTGCGCCATAGATGACGACATCTTCTGAGTATGATGGTAAACCTGTAGTTGTTGCATAGTCATCATCTTCATCTACTAACAATGTAGGGCGCTTCTTGTACACTACATGCACTGTCTGTCCAGGAGTAATACCTGAATAGATACTGATGCTACGAGCAGTTGCAAAAGCATCTGTGTCTGCTGTGTGGTCTAGTGTGTAGCCACGAACTGGGAACCATTCACGAGATGGTCCAACTGTTGAGTAAGACACACCAAGGACTGCCTGGAAATCTGCTGGCAACTGGTAAGTAGTGCGTGCTGCGATGAAGGGGAAGTCAGTTGTGCCAGTGGCAAATACCATTGGGTACATAGCATCAATAGTGTTATTGATTGCCTTCTTGATTTCTGCTCGTGGAAAGATTGGGCTGGCGATTACCTTTGCATTTTCTTCGTGTGCTGCAGGGCTAGTGCCACGCTGTCCACGACCCCATGGGGTAAGTGTCAATGTATTGGCTACATTGTCTGTGCTATTAACAAAGACAATCTCATCATCAATCTGTACAAAGCCACGACCCATACCTGTTGCATCAGCAATAGATAGAGTAGTTGTAGTTGATGATGCAGGTGATGTTAGCCAACTGGTTGGCTCAACATTGTCTGTGTATCCATGAAGAACTGAATCAACACGCTCAATTAAATCTAAATATGAACTCATAGGTTAATGCTCCTCAATGCTACGACTCCTGATAATCCAGTGGTTCCTGCTAACTCATTGCAGATAGCATTAAAGTCTTTATAGTTAGTAGGCTGGCGAGATGAACTTGCCTTGTAATTCAGGGCAGCAATAAGACCCAAGCCATTGGTGCCAGCCCATGCATTGGCAGCACCTTGTTCAGATTCATATGCTGTCATTACTGGATAGGTACCACCATTGGCTAAACGATTGAGTTCGTCTGCTAGTGAACTTCCTGCTGTTCCTGTTGCCATTACTTAGCCTTTCTCTTTGCTGCTGCGTTATCCACGAGGTTTGGGTAAGGGCGACCAGCCTTCTTAGCAGCAGCCTTAGCCTTTGCTTTTTGTGCTGGTGTTAGTGGTGTTGATTTCTTCTTTGGATTCTTTGTATCCCAAAATGCTTTCTTCTTCACCACTTCACCTTGTCTGCCCAATACGCTGCACTCATCTTGCCTTTGGCAATATTCTTTGCATGGCGTGCTTTGAACGATGCTTGACGGGCAGAAGGTTGTCTGTCTCCTGAGACTCCCTGTTGCCCAAAACGAATTGTCTTTACTTCTGAACCTGACTTAGCCACAACAACATGAGACTTTGTTGGATGACTTGGTGTGCGCTTAGGCTTGTTAAAGCCTGACACACCAGCACGGGCTAGGCGTGGGTCCTTCTTGGCTGGCATTACTTCTTCTTCTTAGCCATCTTTGCTGCGCTCAAGGCGATAGCAACTGCCTGCTTCTTAGACTTAACAGCGGGTCCACCCTTGCCTGACTTAAGAGTTCCACGCTTGTACTCGCCCATTACTTTTTCAACCTTTTTCATTGCTGCTTTTTTCTTCATGGTTTAGTCCTCGTCATCTTCCATCTCAAGGCGCTTGCCTGTTGGCACTTCGCCAATACGCTGGATAGGCTTGTTGTACTGAGCAACATTTGCTGCAGTCGGAGCAGAGTTAACTTTTCTCCCACCAACACCATATGGACTCACTGTTCCATAACATCCGCACTTAATGCACATTTCTACTCCTTTGGACTGTAACTTGTGTTTCTCCGCCAACAGTTGTGTTGTAGTTAGCAGAAATCTGTATTGCTTTTATAGCAACTTCTTCGGCATCTTTGATTGTCTTAGGACCAACCATTGCTACTGCACCAAGTGCTAAGTTGCCACCACCACCGATTGCATAGAACCCGCCATCATCGCGGGAGAAGGAGTAGTAATGGCTAATCTCATAAATGATTCCGTCAAAGGCAACGAGTGCATCAAAGCCTGCATCTCTATCAGCAGGGTCTGGGTTGTACCCATTGTCAATCATTGCCTTGCGAAGTGATGGCAATACTTTGCTCATCATAAACTTATCTGAATCCATAACCCTGGATACTTTGGGTGGCTGCCATAGGTATTGTGCAATGTTTGCTGCTTGGTCATCTCCAGCAAAGGCGATTACATACTCGTCCTTGGTGATAACCTTCTCAATACCTTTTGCTGCATAGGGCTTATCGTTGTAGGTAATCCTGGAATCACCAGCAATAACTGCTGCGTTCTTTAACTGGATACCAACGATGGCTGTCATGTTTGCCCCTTAAGCGCCGTATGCTTTTCCTGTCTTGTTTGAAATATCTACTGCCTTCTGGACTGCCTGCATGCTTGTACCTGCTGGCTGAATACCTTGAGCGCGGGCATCTTTATATGCCTTGAGTTCTGCATCCCACTTTGTAGTTGACATACTTACTTTAGAATTGGCATCTCCTACACCCATTTCAAGTGTAGAAACCTTGCAGCCAAAACATCCTTCAACATACTCAGGGTGCTTTTGTTTTTGGTGTAGATTCATGCTGGTGTTATGTACTCCCCGTAGCCTTGAGCAGTCAAGGCATCTGCTGTCTCTTGCGTGATTAAAGTCTTAGTACCACCTAAGTAAAACTCAGTAGCAACATCAACATCAACCTGTGCTGGGTAACGATATGAGGAATAGATACCGTTAACTCTTAAGACAGAAACTCCCTTATTAATTTTATAGCGCGAGAACAAAGGACCATCAGACATTGGAGTTTCTTCAACGATGGGTGTAGTAAAAATGTACTGAGTCATATTGTCCTATTCTGTTGCAGAGGATGGGGCTTTCGCCCCACCCCCCGACAACTACTGCTTAGAGAGCAGCGATTGATGAACCTGATTCGATGCGGTATAGAGCAGCCTCGCGGTAGCGTGACCATCCGATAACACCGTACCATCCGATTGGACGGAAGCGCATCAACTTATCGGTGATTGGTCCGATAACAACTGATGGCTCTTGTGCAACAGCCTCAGCCAATGCTTGCTTTCCAGCAAGGATTGTGTCGAATACGCGAGTTACAGGTGTAACAGTTACAACAGTTGTTGCTGTTACTGCTGCTGAGTTAGCAACATCTACAGTGAATGTTGTTGTTGAACCTGATGTTGTGATTGCAGTAATCTTCGCAGATGTTCCTACGCCTGTTCCTGAAATCTTGTCGCCGACCTCTGCACGAGATGCGATGACTGATGTTGAAGCAACACCGAATGTGAAGCCTGCTGATGTACCAGCAACAGTTACGGCTGTTGTAGCCAATGCTGTCTGGTCTGCGCCTGCCTTGCTTGAGAACATGCGTGGGTTTTCAATGAAGAAAGCACCTTCGTATGTACCGATTGAGCCTGCGAATAGGTTACCCAATGAAGCATCTGTGTGCTGGTGTGTGTCACGCCAGCCGATGTTTCCTGTCTCAGCACGAAGGTCGTGTGAAACTTCTGGGTGGATACCTGTCCAGTATAGGCTTCCTGCACGAGGAACAGCCTTGTTTGTACGCAACTTAGCAACTGCCTTGCGTAGGTTAGCAGATGTGATTGTCATACCTGCTGTGATTGTTGCTGTTGATGTTGCTGTACCTGAATAGATAACATTTGTACCGTTGACAAGCGCTTGCTGCGCGATGTCATCGAGTGAGTCAGCCATGTTGTAAGCGATGATGTCAGCGATTGCTGGGTCAACATCTGATAGTGAGAGCAGTTCCAACTTGCGTGTTGCAAGTGCTGCGTTACCCTGTTCGTTTAGAGTAACTGAAACTGTTGAAACATCTGGTAGTGCTACTGCATCTACATCAGTTGTTTCTGAAAGAGCAGCAGTTGCTGCAGCCAAGTCATTGTAAAGTGAGAATACAACGCTTGAACCTGGCATCGCCTGCTGAACTGGGCGCTTATCCGCTACTGCACGAATCATCGGCGTATCGCGGAGGGCAAATTCTACATAACGGTCATAAGCGGTCTTTACAAGACCTGCCATAGACGAGGTATCTGTATATGCCATGTGGGTTCACCTCCTGGTGATTGGTTAGTTGGTTGGGTTAATTACAAACCAAGGAGTGCATCTAGTTCATCGCGTGACTTTGCCTGCAAGACTCGCGACATGGAATCTGTGTCAAGGTTTGGAGCCTGACCAGTAGCGACCATGTTGTTAATTCTTGCTTGAGCAGTCACATCGTGAGACTGTTGTGTTGACTGATTTTCAGCCTGGGTTACTGCACCAAATACATCGCCATATTCGTTAATCCAGTTATTGATTGCTTCTTCCGAAGTATCAATATCTGCTGGTACGAACGCTGCAATCTTTGGGTTGAAACCCTTTGCTTGTAGCACATCCTTGACAGTACGCTGACGGGTCTGTGACTTAAGACCTAACAACTCCTGTTCTAGTTCCTTTGCACGCTTTTCAAGCGCACGGTTTACTTTGCGGAGTTGATTGATGCCACCGTCTTGGGTGGTTTCATCATCTTCGTCATCGTATTCATAGTTGGTAGCCATCTACCTATCTCCCTTTGTTAGTTGTATTCGCAATCCACAATGCAGTTAGGGGAAACTACATTGGCTATCACTACCAGTCTTTTACGCCCACCTAGGCTGGTCAATTAAGTGGGGATTCTTTTATATTTCTGTATCGCTTCTAAGCGATGTACTTGTTACTCCAGAACGACCACCGAAGCGAGTCATTGTTTCTCGCTCAGCACGCTTCTGAGATGCCATCTGGCTTTGAATGTTTTTGCCAACGATTCCTTGAATCGCCTCATTCTGTGAGTAGTTAGTTCCTTCAATACGAGCAAGGCGTGCTTGCTGGTCTGAAAGAACCTTGGCTTGAGCAAAGGCTGACCTGATTGTCTGGTAGTCCTGCTCACCAACACCACCGCGTAGTTCTTCTGCTTCAACTATTGAAACACCAGTACCAAACCCGACATCCATAGCAGCAGCACCAATCTCAGCAAGGCGTACCTGCTTCTTGATGATGTCCATACCAACGGTTGGATTGAGTAAATATGCAGTAAGTGCTGCGTTATCTACCTCTGGGTAATAAACCTTAAACTGTGAGATAACATCTGCGTTATCCTTAACACGAGTAGCAGCAAGATTGACTCGCTCCTCAAACTCACGAGGGCTAACTAGGTTAGCAACATAAGTACCTAATTGCTTGCGAGAACCAAGTACCTTGGTATCAAGCCCATAAGCCTGTAGTGTCTGTAGGTAACCTCTCTCCATAGAGATATAGGTAGCCTCATTAACAGCCTGACCTGCATCACGCAGTGCTTGCATGCCAGGGAATCTATCCTTGTATGCTTGTTGCTTAGGTAGTTCTAATTTAATCTGTGCAACTGTGAAGTCTTGTCTAATCAAACCATCAATAGTATCAGCCAGGTCTGCTAAACCAAGTTCTGCAAGAGAAGCCTTGAAGTCTTGCTGTGCGGTGCGCTTGGCTGTATCTTCTTTAACACCATTAACATAGTTAACTCCACCAAGACTTCCAGTAAAGTTTGCTCCGTTAAGTTTGAACGGGTCGTTAGTAGTTCCAGAGCCTGTGTAGTTTGAACCACCAGTGTTAGCGTTGTCAGTCTTTATGACACCATTGACATATTGAACTCCGTTAAAAGTTCCAGTAAAATTTGCGCCATTAAGTTTTAGTGGGTCAGTAGCAGTGCCAGAACCTGTGTAGTTTGTTCCACCTGCATTGTTATTGCCAGCGTTGTTGTTACCACCAAAACCATTGCCAAAATACACTCTTGCCCAAGTTTGATTTCGTTCTTGCCAGACCCAACGATTGCCTGGTCCTGGGTCCTCTGTAGGTTTGTTGGCAAATGCTGCATCGCGTATTTCACGCTCAGCATTTTGCTTTTCATACAAGTTTCCAAGGGGTGTGCCCTTTTTGGCTCTAAGACCACTGCGCCAGTTAGTAACATATTCATCTTCTGTAGGAGCAGGTTCATTGGCAGCAGTAGGAATCTTTCCTGGACCAAACATGTTTGGGTCAGTCATGCTTGTGACTGTAGGTGTAACCACAGGTGCAGCAGGAGTTGGTGTAGGTGCAGGACCCATGCCAAGCAAGTTTCTTTCTTCCTGTGTAAGCGTTCCACCAGAAGTTAATTTACGAAGTGCTGATGATACATCTGCCATGATTACCCCATAAATCCAAACATCTTGGCAATATCAAGTGCTGTATTGCTGTATGTTTCTTTAGCGTTTCTTGTGTACTGCCACAACGGGTCGCTCTTAAGTTGCTTTGTAAAGTCTGCAAATGTACGAGCATTACCTGTAGTGTTATCAACAACCTTGCCCATCAAGTCGTTCCATGTAATAGCAGTTGAGTCAACCTCAAGAAGGTTAGCCATCTGCGTGCGATAACTGTTAGTTACTTCGTATAGGTTACGACCTGCTTGCAATGAAGCCAAGAATGGTTTGTTCTGTGGTGCATCGTAAGCCATGTCTTTTACTGTCTTAATCCAGTAGTTTGCATCGCGACCATCTAGTGGGTCAAGTAACGATGTGTTGATTGTTTTCTTCATAGTCTCATCAAGAGGTACACCATATAGGTATGCTTGCTGAGCAATGCGGTCATAAAATGAACCAAGGGTTCCGCCACCAGAAAAAATAATGCTGCTTTGTGTCGCAAGATACTGTTCTAGTTGGTCATCATCCCAGTTGTTCTCGATTGACTTAAGTGCAATGCCTTTAACAAAATCTGTGTTGTCAACTACTTTGCCAGTTGCAGGGTCAATCTGACGAACAGTAACACCCAAAGCCTCTAACTTGCCAAGCATTGAGTCCATTGTGTTAGCCACTTTTTCAGCAAAAGTTGATGCCTTGCGTGGGTCATGCGTATCTAAGAAAAATTTACGGATGCTTGGATAAGTTGCTTGCCACCATACGGTACCCTCAAGGGCATCCATAAAGGTATCTTCATCCCACTTCTCATCTTTAGCACGCTTAAGAAGAATATCAATCTGAGCCTTTTGTGTCTTATCTTCTAAAGATGCAAAAGTTGTACGAAGGTATGAAACCCACAAATCTTTTATATCTTGACCAGGAGTTTCCGTAGGTGTTGGGGTAGGAGTAGGTGTTGGTGTTGGCTTCGGCTTTGGCGTTGGCGTTGGCTTATCAAATGTATTTGGGTTTTTGTCAAGAGTATTTGGGATGCCATCGCCATCTGAATCTGCAGGCTTAGTATCCTTTTCAACTTTTGGAGGTGGAACTGTAGATGCAGCAGCATCGTCAGCAGCACGAATTTTGTCACGGGCTTTTTGTGCAGCCTTTGAATCGTTAAGCGCCTCAGCACGGGCTAAATCTTCCTCAGCCTTAGCCTTTGCTTTTTCAGCAGCAGCCTTCTTAACCTTGTTGCGTTCTGCTGTTAACTCAGCATTTGCATCATTAAGTGCTTTACGCAACTGCTCAAGGTTTTTTTGTGCAGTCTTAAACCTAGCACTACCAGGCTTTTCGGATTTAATAACTTGCTCATTTTGATAAATGGCAACACCAATTTTACGGATGCGCTCCTGTGGAGTCTCAGGTACTACGGCTCTTGGGTCTGCCATTATCCTTGTGCCTCTCTTACATCCTGTGCGATGCGGTTGTAGATAGCATCCATATACTTGTTCTCTTGACGGACAATAAACTCTCTGTCGTTTTGAACCATGTCAACGATTGCCTGTTGGCGACCAGTTGCACCAGTATCTGCACCTTGACCAAGGAACACACTGATTGCTTTAGACCTCTCAGCACCAACAGCATTGCGACCAAGGAGTTGCTGGTAAACAGACTGAACAGCAGCCTCAGCATCTTGTTTGGTGTAAACTGGACCCTTAGAAGAAACATCTCCACCTAGACCTGCAGCCTGGGCTTTTTCGATTAAGTCTGCTAAATTGATACCACTTGATGGCGTACCTGTACCCGCAGGAGTTCCTGACTTTGTATCAGGCTTTGTATCTTTAGCCACTTACACCACCACCGTATCATTGATAAAATAACGATTCATAAATTCTTCAAACTCTGGGCTTTCGGCAATAAGTTGTGTGCGTACTTGGTCAAGTACAAATACAATATCTGCATTACTCTTAGCCTCTAGCATGCGTGAGCCACCTGCTCGTTCACGCTGTTGTAGCAAGTTACCTAGTTGCTTACGAGCATCTAAGTACACAGCCATAGCCTTAACTACTGGACGATTGCCATTTTGTGCCATCCACTTTTTATCTGCCAAGGCTGTCTCAAGTACTTGCGCTCTGCGCTCATACTTGCCACGGTCTGGAGAAATATATTCTGAGTACCAGTCAAGGTTATCCTCAGCCATCTGACGAAGCCATAGTTTCTTACCAGCCATGATTGGCTTTAGGGCATCATCATTATCAGAAACAATTCCGTTCTGAATCTTGTAAGTGTTAATCTGACCCATCAATGAGTTGAACTGTGTCCAGCCACGCTTGATGTTTGCATCGCGTAGCAATTCTTCTGGGCTACGGTTCTGACGGTAAGTGTTCTTTGAACCAGGGTATGCACCTTGACGGTACTGCCATTGGTATGCAGCCTGGCTAAAAGTGTACTGCCCATCAAAGTCATTGGCAAGGAAGCCAATAAGTTCTGGGTTGTCGTTAGCCTCGGCATTAGCCATAAGGTTCTGGAACTTCTTAAGATTCTTAACAGTACTGATGTTAGCCTCAAGTCCACCTGGTGACTTAGATAGGCTGACAGTTGCTTCAAAGAAATCAGGGTACATCTCAAGGAACTTAGCCTCTGCTTCACCTGGACCATACTGAGTCATGAACTGACGGAATGTTTGCTGGTAGAAGTCAGTCTCTGGGCTAACTGCAACAGGCAATGAGATTGAACCCAATGCACGAAGCATAAAGAACTTGTTTGTCTTGTCCTTAATTTCATCCAGAGTTGGCTCGTCTGTGCGCTTACCGCTGTTAAAGTTGTAAGTCTCATAACGAAGCATCTGGTTGAATGTACGAACATACAGTTCATCCTGTGTCCACATAGTACGCAAACGGCGTAGCGCTGCAGGTGTGAACAAGTCAAGAGCGCTTTGTGGTTGACCAGCAGGGAACAGTGGTCGGAACGCATCCTCTAACTCTGGACGGTTGCGAACAATCAGATATGTTGGCAGTACTGCATAAGGACCAAATCCTGGGTTTCCAGGCTGACCCTGTGTAATCACATCAAGAGAAGAAAGCGGGATGCTTACAGTCTTAAATGAATTTTGTGCTACTTCTTGCCATGCCTTTGGAAGTGACTTGATAAAGCCTTGTGGTACTTGGATAACCAAGTTAGCCATGCCTTCTTCTGACAACTTCTTAGCATCTGTAATACGATTGCCATCTTGGTCAATAACTGTCTGACCATTAACAATCTGTGCAATAGTACGACCTGCAGTTGCAACCGCTGTTGGGTTCTCAGCAATAATGCCAGACCAACGCTTCATTGTATTTTCATAGGCTGCAAAGAATGGGAACATCAACTGCATTACCTGGCTAGATGATGCACGGCTACGGCGAACAATGGTGAACAATGTACGCTCAACTTCACGGCGTGCTTCTTCACGAGCGCCACGGATAGCACGGTCAATTTCCTCAGCAGTTAACTTGTCTGCTCCCTTTGCTGCAGCCATTGCCTCAAGGTTGCCCTTGATACGCTTGTTGTATGTTGCCTTCACCAATGGGTGACGAGCAAATACATCTTCTGGCAATGAGCCAAGGAAGCGCATAACACGGCGGTTAAAGGTATCAATCAGGCGTTCCTGGTCGCGATACTCTTTACTTGTTGTAACAAGCAAGCCGTTAATCTCTGGAAGGCTCTCTGGGTTGCTACCAAATCTATCGCGTAACCAGTTCTGAACTTCTCCGCCTGATATGACCTTGCCATCTTCTTCCTTGACTCGGCTAAGCACAAGTGCTGTTTCCTCATCTGGAATATAAACCTTAACTGCACCACGAGTGATGTTAATCTTCTCAAGCAAATCCTCATCTAGTTCGCCACCCTTAAGGGCAGTAAATCCAAATGACTGGCGTGGTGTTGTGTAAGTATCGTTAGCGTATTTACGACCTTCAAAGTTACGAGTCATCCAACCAAGGATGTCCTCATCTGTATCACCATCAAGAATCTTGCGGACAACAGGGTCCATGATTCCTGTCTCAGGGTCACGAAAGTGCATGTTCAAAACATTTGCCCATGCTTCAAAATAGCGTGGGTCTGACGGCTTAACAGGGGCTACTGTACGAGCGCCAATGCCTGTTGTAAATGCCATCTCCTGAGTTGCAACCATTGCGTTCCATGTGTCCTCGGCTGAGGTACGACCCATGAACCATGATGCATCTTGGAATACTTCTGGAACATTGTATTTGTAACCGCCAGCCTCAATGTCCATGTAGCCATAACCTGTGCGCTGCTTAATTGAAGCAGATTCAGCACGAGTAATAGCAGCGCCAAGGCGCTCTGACATATCATCAAGGTGTGCATGTGAAAGAGTAAATAGTCGAGCAAGGTTTTCTGCAGCATCTTCTACGCCATTGTTAATAGCAGCGTTTACATTGTCCTTGTTGTAGTAAGGAGAAACAGAGTTGTTAGGACGGCGTGCTGCTTTCTTTGCTGCTTGCTTTGCTTGACGGCGTTCTTTAGAAGTAACCATTCTTGGCTCAAGACCAAGTTCTGGTAAATCTTCTGCTGCTTGAATCTGAGCGCGTTGTTCCATCTCTGTAACTGTGCGAGTGACTTCGCGCTTGCGACCTGCTGCATCAACAGACTCTGGCAATACTATGTATGAAACTCCGCCAGCACGCTTGTCATCAAGTACTACGGCGTTGCCGTAACCATTCTCACGAAGGTACTTATAGACAGGTGAGTTCTGGTCTTGCCAGCCCTTTGACTTGTTCCATGCATTAAATTCAGAAGCCTTGTTGTTAAACAAAGCGCGTACATCCATTGGCAGTTCGCTCCAACGGGTCATAAACAATGATGGTCCATAAACACGAATTGGTTGAACATTACCCTGAGATGGGTTTACACGGAATACAGGGCGGTTAGTCCATTTCTTAAATAAAACTATCTCTGCCTCGTCTGTGTCTGCTGCAAGAACAAGTGTTTCATAGTCAATGCTTTTAACTTTTTTCCATTTACCAGTAGAGTTTTTATACTCAACAATTTTGCCAGAGTTAACAGCATCAATCATATCTGACTGTAATCTAAGGGTTGCCTCATTAAGGACATCTTGGCGCTTTGGTGATGGAGTAGGTGCTTCTTCAACAATCGCTCGCAACTTAATAAACCGTGCAGTTGCTGGAAAATCTTCAGTTGCTGGTTGCACTGGAGATGCTTCAATAACCTCAAATCTTGTTCCTGATGGAAGCAATACTTCTTGTTCATCAGCATAAGAATTATCAGCCTTAAAACCAGCGTAAGTAGAATTTACATCCAAACCTCTAGTGCCTTTTGGAAGTTCAATCATTACAATCACATCTTTTGGACTGCCTTGACTATCTACTTTTCCAGCAAATTTTTCAGCACCGCGTAATTTTTTAGATGTAGATACAAATCCTTTTTCTACAATTACATCGCCAACATTTGCATTTAGTACATCTGGATTTGATGTTCCACGATATACAACTGTTCTTTCTGTAATTACGCTTCGTTGAATACCACGCTTTAATTCAGCAACAGGAAAATCACTTGCAAATGATTTAGCCATAGCGCCAGTTGGAAGTCCTCGTAAAACATTTTGAATACTTGTTCTTCCAGTTAAATCTTCGCTAACATATCTTTTTAAAGCATCAAACTCTGTTTGTGGCATTTTTTCGATAACACCAGGAGTAGCAATTTCTGCACCAGGTGCAAGTTCTGGCTTCTGACCAAGACGACCAGGGCGACCTGATGGTGTTGGAATATACTGTTCAACAGAAGCAATTATTCCACCCTGTGCATAACGGCGAGCAATAGCAGGTGATGCTGACATCGCGATAGAGCGAGATTCGTCAAGTTTAAATGCACCAGTTGCTGAGCCGTGATAGAGAGTGATTGACTCTAAATCTGCAAGTACACCCTTGAGTGTACGAACTTCATCTTCAACAGTAAGTGGACCAACACCTGGAGTAAAGCGCTGTTTAAATGCATCACGCTCTAGTTCACCAATGCGTGTTGAGATAGCCTTAGCAAGTTGCTTACGGCTCATGTCAACTGCACGCAGTTTGTCAACCTCTGACATAAATGCGTATTGTAAAGTTGGCACATCATCCATGCGACCAGCATTAATGTTTACCTGGTCAATTAAACGAGTAAAGCCAACCTGACGGTTTTTAAAGAATCGTCCAACTGCATCTTTACCACCTGCTGCAACCATCGCTGGCATAGCAAATCCCTTAGCCAACATAGATAGTTGTGCTTCGGTAATGTTACGAACGGTGTAACCAAGGCGCATAAGAACAGAAGTCTTAAAGATGTCGTTGATGGTACCAAGGGCTGCAAGTCCCTTTTCTGTACGCATAGTTAAATCTTGAACATCAATGCCATCGAGTAATCCTGGAAGAATACTTTCATGTGACTTGATAGCGCGGGCTAACTTACGCATGTCTGCGATAATTACAAAGTTTGCAGACTCGCGCTGTAACACTGGCGATACTGCATTGATAACTTGACCATTCTCAAGGTATGAGACGAATCCTTGGTCGCGGTGTGCCTTGATACGAGAAGCACGGCGGTAATCAAAGATTGCATAAAGGCTATCAACAGTTGCCTGGTCGTAGTTAGGAAAAAGAACAGAAAGCGCTTCTTTCTCAGCACGCTGGATAACTCCATTGCGCTCGCCTGCAGAGGCTGCACCTAAATACTGGTCAGCATAATATGCTGCTCGTGCGCCGAATCCGCCCTTAGATAGGTTGTTAACCTCACCCAAGAAAGCATTAAACTCTGTGTATGAATCACCATCGTTAACATTAAAGATACCGCTTGGCATCTCATCTTTAAAGTAGTTAACTACCTTGATGATTGGGTGCAGACTTGTCTTTTGTATTAAGACAGATTCAGGTTCTGCAAATGTACGAGCAGCCTTAGCCTTAGACTTCTGAGCAAGTTTGCCCTCCCAAGGTCCACGGCTGAAACCATACTTAAACTGTCCACCAGTTTGTACTGTCTCAAGTGCTACGCGGAATCGGTCATCTTCGGTACTAGCCTTTGAAATATAACCTTGTAAAACTTCATTGTACTTAGGCGAAGTAATCATGTCGCCATCTGACTTACCCTCAAGAAGCATGCGATGTGGATGAGGAACATCGTTTAACGCATCAATGACTAAGCCAGCCTCAGAATCTACATCTACAATTTTTGAGATTGCATCTGTGTCTTTAAACATAACTGCGCGGAAAGTATCTACTACCTCTTGGTCAGTTGTTGCGCGACCAAACAGATACGCCATAGCATCTGGATTAGTAACTTTCTTTTTGCGCCAGTACTCGTATTGTTCTCTAGCATTTGAGTTAGCCAAGAATTTAATATCTGTTACTGCTTCGCCTTCGCCATCAAGTGCTTTAACCAATAGGTTATCGAGGCGCTCCTCTGTCATTGCAAACTTACCAAATACTGCACGAGCAGTCTTGCCAGAGATTGTATCTAGCATCGGAGCCTTAGCAGCAATGACTGCACCCTTGCCAATAAAACCTGTAAAGGTTAATGGGTCAATAAGTGTTGATGCAGTAATGTCTTGAATACCTGAAAGAAACTTTCCTGTGTACTGGTTCTGGAACGCAGCCTCACGGTCCATTGGGTCAAACAGGTCAAAGCCAGCAGATAAAAACTTTAGGTTGTTATCTGTCCAGTCCTGTAGCCATCCTGATTTATCACCAGAATTTTTACCAGGAGAGAGAACGGAAAGAGTCGCCTGACCAAGACTGATGTTTTCTTTTTCGCGTTCAACGCGGGCGGTGTAGTCGGAGTATGACTCGTTCTCGTTCTTAAACTTGTTGTACATGAAAGGTTGGTCAAGGATTGTTTCAACACCTTCACGGCGTACCTTGCCACCTAATTCGTATGATGCTTCACCTACTGCAAGTAAACCGCCAACGGCAGCGCGAACAGGGGTGGTTGTAACCTTGATTGTATTCTTAGCAAGGTTAATGCCATCTACATACCACGGGTCATCATTAGAACCCGCAGTTGCTAAATCTTTAAACAGTCCAGGCAATCCAGTAAAGTCAACTGCTGACTTTGCCATCTTGCCTAAATTTTCAATCCAACTCACTACTGAGCCTGACCCTCTAATTGACTACGAATGTATCGGTACCAGTTACGAGTTGCGTTAGATGCATTTGGTGATTCAGCAACCTTTGCATAGAAAGGCATATTAGCAGCGAGCGCAGCAATATCTTCATTGTTTTGCGCTGCAAGCATGCTTGGTGCTGCCATGATTTCTTCACCTGCGTTAGGTCCCATGGCTGCGCCTGTATCTACTCCTTCTTCTGGGTAGAGTGTTCGAGCATCGAGAGGAACAATATCGCCAGTTGGAATCTTAGGTGCAACAGGATTGCCTCTATTTGGCAACTGTACGCCAGACTTTGACATTGGGGCTTGAGTTTGAAGTTCATAAAAATCTCCTGCGTTGTCAATACCTGCAGCGTACTGTGCTGCTTGTCCGCTTGAACC